CATTCGTATCGGGGGCAACTGCAGGGGAATTGGTCCTCGAAGTACTCGCAGGCACCGTCTTCCCGGTAGTGATCGGCAGGCCGGTGCCCGCACTCACAGGAGTGATTCACTCGACCAGTTCCGCATCGAACAACGCCTCTTCAATCACCGGATCTTCTTCTCCTACAGCTGCGAGGTTCCGCAGCGCCTGCTGGAAATAGGAAGGTTTCAACTCAGCGCCGATGGCAAAACGGCCCATCTGCACTGCTGCGTAAACTTCGGATCCGACGCCCATGAATGGGGTCAGAACTCTTTCTCCGGGTCGAGTGCGTAAGTCGAGGAACCGTTCGATCACATCCAACTGCAATGGGTGGACGTGTTTCTCGTCGTCTTCGCCTCGGGCTTCGCGGAATGGCAGCACCCGGTCTAGACGAACGTCGTCCCACACCGAGGAGGCGTAGCGGCGCCAGATCCAGTGCGAGTACCGGTTGGTTTTCTGGTCGCCGTCCATGCCCCGCAGCTGCAGAAGTTCCGCCGGGATGGGTTCGGCCCCGGCGTAGCCGTTCATCAACCCGTAGGGGTGAGTGATTGGTTGGTCGTCGCCGGGTTTGCGGAACACCAGCAGCTCATCCGCGGAGGCCACCCCACCGAAGGCGGCGTTGTCGCAGATTGTTTTGTGGGCGAGGTTCTTCGCCATCGTGCGGTTGCGTACCGCGAGAGGTTCTTTCCAGATGACGTGCCGTGCGACGAACAGCCACCCCGCTTTCTGGTGGGCGCGGATCACATCGCCGGGGAAGTCGGTGTAGGAGTCCTTGCCGCTGTTCCCGCTGGGGACCAGGGCGGCGTGGACACCGGACAGCCGGCCGGGGACGGTGACGCGGAGCTTCTCGCGGATCACATATCCGTAGTGCTCGAAGAACTCTTCGTAGTTGCGGGCGTTGGACAGATCCCGGTCGTCGGAGGAGTAGTGGTATAGCCCACCGAAGGGTGGGGAGTAGATCGTGGCGTGGATGCTGTTGTCGGGTATGGCCGCGAGCATGTCGAGGCAGTCGGCGTTGTAGATCGCCCAGCGGTCGGTGATCTGTTGGTCTAGGACGCCAGCCATGCGGGTACCTCCAGGGTTTTGTTGTAGCGGTGGGCATCAATGGTTCGGGCGTGGTTCATGTGGGCTACGAGTTCGGTGAACATGCGGTCGGCCTGCTCGGATTTGCGTTGCAGGTTCGCCAGTACGCGGGATCCGCCTTCGGTGGTGATGACATCGACCTCGACGGGGTGTTCCTGCCCGAACCGCCAACAGCGGCGGATCGCCTGGTACCACTGCTCATAGGAATGGGAGGGGAAGTAGGTCATGCGGTGGCAGTGCTGCCAATTCAGCCCCCAGGCCCCGATGGAGGGTTTGGTGACCAGCACGCGGATCTCCCCTCGGGTGAACGCGGCTAGCTTCTCCTCTTTGGCTTCGGCCTGCTCAGAACCGGACACCTCCACAGCGCCGTCGATCAGCTTGGCGAGCAAGGCCGACTCCGGGTTGAGGTGGCACCACGCGACCCCGTGCTCGGCGTCGGCCAGAGCAGCGGCCGCCGCCTCGCACCGCTCAGTGAGGGTTCGTTTGTTCTCTTCGCGTTCCTCCCGCAAACCGTGGGCGGGAACCTCGAACAGGACACCCTCGGCGGGGTTCTTCGCGTCGACAAGGGTCTCGCGGATCTTCAGCTGGGGCAGCTGGTGCCGGCCATCGGAGTACCCGTAGTCGGAGGGCTTCCGCATCGCCCTGGCCCACGTCGACACCCAACGCCAGAACGGTTCGGCGGCGTGCCCTTTGAGCCGCCACTCCAAAGCCTTGCCGCCCATATCGCGGCCTCGGGAGGACACCGAACGGTTGTCGTTGATGAAGAACTTGGACAGCATGTCCATGTACCCCATGTATCCCAACGCCTCCGAAGAGGTGCCCAGCTCGATGTAGTCGTTCGGCGCTGCGGTCGCAGTGCCCAGCAGCCGGTATTGGATGCGCCGCATGAACTCCGTGACCTCGGCGCGGCGGGAACCGTCGAACGCTTTGATCGCCGACGACTCGTCGCACACCACCCCGCCGAACTGCTCCCAGTTGAACTTCTCCAACTGTTCGTAGTTGGTGATCGTGATCGGGGCGGCGATCTTCCCGTCGCGGGACAGCGCGGCGTCATGCCCGAACTTCACTGCCTCGGTGGCGATCTGGAACCCGACAGCCAACGGTGTCAGGAACAGCACTGGCTTACCGGTGTGCCGGTAAACCTGCTCGGCCCACGCCAACGCCATCGGCGTCTTACCTAGCCCGCAGTCAGCGAAGATCCCGCCGCGCCCCTGCCGGACAGCCCACTCAACGAGGTTGGTTTGGTAGTCAAACAGATGCCCCGGCAAGTTGATCGGCTCAAAGCCGCCAGAGTCGGCGAGCTGCGCCTTACGGGCCAGGAACTCCGCGTAGCCGCTCATGCCACCGCCCCCGCCCCGACTGCCCACCGGAGCAGATCGGTTTTATCCGCCCACTCCTTGAGCGCATCGCCGCTAGCTTCGTCGCCCGCCGTCCACGCGATCAGGTCGTGAACCATCAGCACACTGCCTTCGGACAGCGAGTCGCGTCTGACGTACTCCAACTCTCCACGCGGTGAATGCCCGTGCCAGATGGCCGTAGCAATAGCCCGTAACAAGGCCTCGCCGATGTTGCTGGTCATGATGGTGAATCGCTCAGCATCGGTGTCGCCGCTCATGCGATTGCCCCCGTCCCCACGTAGCCCGGCTCATCCGGCAGGACGGTGGTGGGGGTTACCGGGTAGACCTCCCGCTCGTCGTACTCGGGCACCTCACGCGGCGCCGTGTACACGCAGTTCGACCAGTACCCGGACCCGTAGCAGCTGGAGTAGCCGTCGCTGATGTAGGCGGGGGCGTAGAACGCCCGCGCCCGCATCCACCCCCCATCAGGGTTGAGTGGGCCGTCGCAGATGATGCGGGTGGTGGCCCGCAAACCGACCATCCAGAACTGGGACACACAACCCGGCTCGGTGTCGCTGTCCGCCGCGGCGGGCGGCGCCACCACCAGGCCAGCGGCGGCAACCCCGGACACGACCAACGCGGCAACGCCGCGCACCAACGGGCGGCCCATCAGTTCACCGAAATGTGGACGTGATCCCAGTGCGCGGGATCGGACTGCCAGAGAATGTAGGAAACTCCGAATCGCCCTGACTGGGACTGGATGTCGGCGGCGATCTGGTTCCCCAACGCGGTGTTGTTGCCCACCATCACGTCGATCGCCCGGCCCGACGGGTGATCAGGCAGCGGATCGGGGCGCACCCCACCGATGGACAACACCCCCGGGTAGTTGGTGCGGACGTACTCGGCGAGGTTCCGGGCGTTAGGCACAAGCCCCTGCCCACCCACAATGGGGACAGCGCCGGCGGGTGCGGTTGCGGTTGCCGCGACAACGACTGCTGCTGCGGCGATCATGCGTTTAACCATTCAAACTTCTCCTGTGCGATCGCGAGGTCGGCCTGCAACGCCTCCCACGCTTGTGTTCCGCCCATCTCCTGAATGAGTTGGCGGTAGACATCGAGGCCGGTGATGGTGTGGTGGCCCTGGGCGGCGTCAAGAACCTCCGCGGCGAGGACACGTAGTTCCTCAATCCGCGGCCCGTTGTCCGGGTTGTTGTGGCGTTCAAGCCACCCCAGTAGCCCAATTCTCATGCGGTGCTTTCCCCTTCGGTGACGGTGATGTGTACGCCGGGCTGTTCACCCGGCAGGGCGATGCGTTTGCTTGCTTTCAATCCGACGACCTGGGAGTCGTCGGCGACACAGATGTTGGTGATGGCGTCGAAACACGCGCGGACGAGTTTGTCGAGGTCCGGGCGTTTGGTTGCGGCAACGGGTTTCGTTTTAGGTGCCGACGCCGGCCGGGGCATGACGAACTTCAGGTCGACTAGCGCCGCCCCGGTAGTGGGGCCGGTTTGACCAGCCTCACGCATGGCCCCGTGGGCGACTAGGGCGATGCGTTCACGCCACGGCCCAACGGCTTTGGACGACTCGATCAGCACC